TTTTGAGCCTTTTTGCGCCTTGCTCAGGGCGTTGTGATTAGTTGTTTAATGAATGTACATCATAACGAGCGCAGATGTATTTTTCTTCAAGTTTTTCAAGTGCTTTTGGGGTTACAAAGTAGATGCCTTTAGTATATTCTGATTTTTTTATACCACGTCCTTTGAGTTCTAATTTGGTGCGCACTTCATAATTATTATAGCACCATTCGTAATATACTTGTACTTCTTGTTGTTTGTTTAATGCTTTCATTTTGATATTGATTTAAAAGGTTATTAAATTGAGTTTGAAACTATTGTTTTATTTTTACGCTGCAAAGATAAAACAATAATTTTATATACACAAGTTTTTTACAAATTATTTTTTTATTTTTTTTGATTTATATAAAAGTATAGTTTTATTTATTATCTTTGCACCGTGATAACTAAAATATTATAAGTGTATGTTACGTATAAAAGAGATTGCAAAAGAAAAGGGTATCGCTTTGAATGATTTAGCGAATGCGCTGGGAATAACCTATCAGGCATTAAACGCTCGTATTACTGGTAACCCGTCTTTAAAGGTGCTTATTGAATTAGCTAACGCCCTCGATGTAGATGTTAGGGAATTAATCACCGCTACAAAGGAGACGACTAATAAGGGGCGCGTTTTGTATATGAAGAATGATGCGGGGGAGTTGGTAGAATGCGGGGTATGGTATGAAAAAAGTTGAAAAATTTTTGCTAAAAAGTTTGCATAATTAAAACTTTTGCCGTATCTTTGCATCGTTAAATAATAAGACAGCGGGCGACTGAATAAAGACTGCCGAAAAGAAAATGAATACATTTGATAAAGTAAAACAGATTGCAGAGGCTAACAAAGAAGGGTTCACAATTTCATTGTTAGATTTTCAAACTCCTAAAAATGGCTATTGTGTAGCAATGAAGATGACGCAAGATAGTTTTGGAGATGAAGGACTTAAGAGGGTGATTGAGATTGCAAAGCAAAGTACCTATGTAGTGGGAGGTTGGTATGATAATCAGAGCAAGCGATTTTATTACGACTGTGTAATGATAGTAGAAGAGTTGCAAGCAGCACTATCACTGGGAAGGGCAAATGAGCAGTTAGCTATCTTCGATATAGGGAATGCAAATGTAATTGAGTTGTAACAATGATAAGGGGAGGTAAAACTCCTCCCCTTTCTTTAAAATAATAGTAATATGAATGTAAAAGCAGTACATAAGATTAAGGATTTGCTATCAGTAGAGCAGCTGGAAAGGTTGGAGCAAATGGCATTGCAGTATCAGCGGTATGCGCGGATATTCTTTAAAATAATGGCTCTTAATAAAGAAAAAAATGAACTTGTGATTGCGGTATGGCAGGAACGCAGTCCGGCTGATAATTACTTAGACGAGGCGGCATTGATGGAACGTGCGCGGGGACTTTTTGCGCCTTTGTTTGAGGGCTGGGAATTGAGGATTGGAGCAACAAAATACATAGAGGCTCCGGCTCAGGTGGTAACGCCGGAATGGATACAGGAGAGAATGAACCGCTATAAGGTAGGTAATAAGCAACTGGTAAAGGATTTGGGGCTAGCTAAGGCAGAGATTTCGGCACTGGTGAACGGACATAGGGAGATGGGAATACGGACGAAGGGTCTGTTTTATTATTACTTTAAAAGCCTCGCTAATGATTAATGATACTAAAAAAACACCTACTGCAATAGGTGTTTTTTTTTGCACGCTATTTTAGCGTGCTTTTTTTCGTCTAAAATGAAAAATAAAATATTAAGACCCGCAAGCGTATCACATTGCAAAAGTAGGTATTACTTACATAAATGATTGCTAACATAAATTAGCAACACGATGCTGCCTTTATCATTAATTTTGCAAATGTAATGAAATAAAATGCAATGAAAAAGTATCAGTTTAGAGCAAATCCGGAGTATAACAAAGCGAGCGCGCAACAGATTGACGCTGAAAAAGGCGTTATATACGGCGTGGTGCTCGCTCAGAAGGGTATGAATAAGAATGGGACGTACTTTTCCGAACGTTTTCTAAATGAATTGAAGGATAAAGGCGAGGAGCGCGGCTACATTAAGGCACGCTTTGGACACCCTACGATGTGTAATAACTCTTTAGGCTCTTACATTGGTAGATACAAGAACTTCAGAGTAGAAGATGAGAAGCTGTTTGGTGACTTGTACCTTGATGAGATTGCAAAGGATACGAACGTGGAAGGGCGTGGCATTACGATGTATGATTACATTATGCGAATGGCACAAAGCAACTCGGATATGTTTGGAAATTCGATTGTGATTTTAGCAAATTACGTAATTGAAGAGTACGAGGAAGACGGGGAAAAGAAAGAGGCTTTTGGGCACGAACTGATAGAATGGATTTCTTCGGATTTGGTAGATGACCCTGCAGCTACTGATAGTCTTTTTCATTCAGCAGATGATTTGGGGGTGAAAATCACAGATTTTTTGGACGAAAACCCTCAAATATTTGAGATTTTAGAGAAAGAGCCTAAGATATTAGGGGATTTTTTTAGCCGTTACGAGGCTTATTTGGGTAGAAAAAACAATAAGAAGAATATGAAAAATATGAAAAAAGGTGTTTTTGCACGTGCCTTAGTGGCAATGTTTGGTAAATCATTATTTGATGTGGATTTGACGCTGGCAAATGGTGATATTATCACGGTAGAAACAGAGGCTGAAGAGCCTGCTGTAGGAGATAAGGTGAAGCAAAAGACGGACGGAGGCGAGGATGCTGAAAAGCCTCTTGCTGATGGCGATTATTTGCTGAAAGACGAGCGCACCCTTGTAGTAGAAGGGGGCGTGATAAAGGAGATTAAGGAAAAAGAAACTCCTAAAGACGAGGGTAAAGAGTCTGACAAGGGAGCGAGCGCTGATGATGAGTTTGCGCAAGCGGTAATGAAAGGCTTCAATATGATGGCTGAAAAAATTACTGCAATTGAAAAGAGATTTGCAAGAATTGAGAAAACGCAAAGCAAATTTGAAGTGGAAGACGAGGGTAGCGTAAGTAATGCAACTGCTGAGTGTAGTAAGAAAAAATTCAGCTTAGAGGATATAAAAGAGAGAAAGGAGTCTTACAAAAAGTAATGTAAAAATATAAGGTGAATTATGGCAAAAACGAAATTAAAAGATTTTATCAAAGAGCAGGAGCGCACTAAGGAGTATATCGAGGATATTAAGGACTTGGTGGAGGAGCGTTCGCTGGGTATGGCTGACACTAAGGCAGCGATGACCATCGTAGAGGGTGTTACGACTAAAACTGAATATGGTTACTACGGGGCTGTAGAGGGTGTAACACGTAAGGATACGGGTTGCGGTATGGAACCCACTCCTTTTGATGTGCCAGTGCGTACGGGCTGGTGGAACCCTGTATCGTTGAGGGCTACTATATCAGAATGTTATAGTACGCTTGAAAACTCATTCCTGCAATGGGCAAGAGTGAAGGGTATTAAGAAATTGCATATTGAGGACACAGATTTTGTGAACTTCTTGGCAGAACGCTTTGGAAACGCTATACAAGCGGACTTTAATAAGTTTGCTTTCTTTGGAAACACTCAAGCGAGCAATGTAGGCTCTGGCAGTGGTAGTGAGAATTTGAAAACAGGGGTTGCAAAAGAGAACTATAATGCTATAGATGGTTTATACACTCAATTCTTGAAGATGGTAACTACTGACACGAGCAAGCGCGTAACAATTGCAGAGAATGCTCAGACGACTTTTGCGGCACAAAAAGCGTTAGCAAGGGATACAGCATTTAATGCTTTTACAGCACTTTTGGACGCTGCAGACCCTTTAACCTTTGCACAAGGAGCGCAGCCTATATTCTTGGCTACTCACTCAATGGTAACGAACCTATCGAGGTACTTAAGAAGCGAGTACAAGAACGAACTAACGCTTACTAAGATGGAGGGCGGCTATGAAGCAGCAGAGTTTGAAGGTGTGCCTATTGTAACGCATCGCTGGTTTGATGAGATTATTCGTAGGGATTTCAGCAATGGTACTAAGTGGGATAACCCTCACCGTGTGATATTGTTGGATAAATCGGAATGCCAGTTGGGTATCGATTCTGATAGTTCTTTGAAAGATATCGAAATAGAATACATAGGCGGTAAAGATGAGCACGTGTATTTGAAGGCGGCTTACAGTATGGACTTTCAACGTGTGATTGGCACCACTGGGGCGATGGCGATTTAAGAATTAGCAAATTTGTCAATTAGCAGATTAGTGTATTTGCTAATTGACAAATTAATAAAATAACAAATTAATATTGAATTATGGCACAATGTGTTAATGTATTAAGTAAGGATTTGACCTTTGATTGTGATGATAAGGTGAAGGGTATTGAAAAGCGCATATTGCTTATCAATAGGGCTGATATTGACTTCGCTGCAACTACAATTGAGGCTGACAAAAATAAAATGAATACGCTGGTGCTGAAGAGTGGCAAAACAGGGTATTTTTTTGATAACTTCAAAGAGACACATATATCGGAGAGTATTAAGCCGGAGATTTCAGATGATGATTACAACGGCTATAAGCACTCAATAGGGATAACAGTGTATGGCAAAAGTGCTGATGATTACGCGCAAATTGACCAGTTTGTAAACGGGGCGCAATTGGTTGCGGTAATTGAGCACAAAGCGAAAGGGGCAAGCAGTTTTGACATATTAGGCTTCTTTGTAGGGCTGGAGGTAACAGAGGGCGAAGGCCGTACGAATGGTGGGGCGTTTAAGTTCACTATATCTACTCCTGCTAATCAGAAAGAGCCTAATGTAGCCCTGAAGTGGCTTGAGACTGATTACGCAACTACTAAGAAAAAATTTGACAAGAAACTGGCTGCTTAATTAGCCAATTAGCAAATTAGCATACTATGGTTTTCACTGAAGAAATATTAAAGGGGCTGATAAATGGTGGTTATGATAAGGCGGTGAGGGAGGACAAAGAGACCTTCATCGCCTTTTATGCTTACTTGTTTGGCAGAGATAACCTCTGTGAGAGTTGCCCTCAGAAGTTGCGCGGCTACTGGGATAGGCTGTGTAATGAAGGGATTGACGAACTTAATAAAATGAATGTTATGGCAAAGAAAGAACAAAACACACAAGAAGAATTAACTAATGAGCAAATTAGTGAATTAGGAAGTGAAGTAACTCTTTCATCAGAAGGAGAACAATCGGTTAAGGAGGAAGATAGTAATGAGCCTTGCAAGTTTAGATTGCGTGCGGGTATTACTTCGTTAGCGATGGATTTTGGTAGCGGGGAGTTTTTTAACAATGATACGCTAACGAATGAGATTGCGGTACGATACCTTAAGATTAACCCTAATAGGATTGCGAACTTTGATTTGTATCCTGAGAATTGGAAAGAACTCATTAAGTAACATTATCAATTGACAATCAACAATGGCAAGGCTGAAGGCGATAGAGTTAGCAAAAGAGGACAGGAAGACAAATAGCGGGAAGTTTAAAGGATTTCCGTATTTGGCTAACGGTCAGAATAACGATTACCCTACAATCATTGAGCAGTTGGTGGCAGGTTCGCCAACGGCTCGTGCTTGTGCGGGGGTGATTGCTGATTTTATCTACGGACGTGGATTTGCATTGGAGATTGAAAGGCGTGAGCAAGCAAGGTCGCAAGGGGTTCGATTTAGAAAAGATGAGTTGTTCATAAATGATAAACGGGAGACCCCTAACGACTTGCTGAAAAAGGTATCGAGGAGCATCGCAATGCACAAAGGGGCATTCGTGCACGTGAATTACAATGGCTTCTATGAGAAGACAAGCGTGCAGGTGTTGCCGTATAAGAATTGCCGTCTGGGGGCTAAGGATAGCAGTAGTTATAGGGGCAAAGTGCTGGTTTATAACGACTGGGATAAGATAACGAATGCTAAGGATAAGGATAAGAGCGTGGTGGCGATTGACCGGTACGACCCTCGTCCGGAAGTGATAGAAGCACAAGTGGTAAAGGCTGGTGGTTGGGATAAGTATAAGGGGCAAGTGTTTTTCTTAAACCTTGATAGGAATGATACCTACCCGTTGGCGTGGGCTGATGTAGTGCTATTGGATTGTGAGAGTGAACGACTATCAGGAATATTTACCCGCAACGGATTTAAGAAGGGATTTTTTGGCACTTATTCATTCGTTACGCTACCGATGGAGAGCGAGGCGGAACGTGAGGACTTCAGGAATGAACTTAAGAAGAGCATAGGCGTGGAGGCTGAACAATCTGTATTTCACTTTGAGACAGAAATGCAGGGGGATAAGCTGGAGAATAGCGTGCTGATTAAACCGATAGAGAGCAACATTAAGGCGGATATGTTTCAGTACGCTGATGAGAAGACGGCTAACAATATTCGCAAAAGTTATGGTAATGTACCCCCTGTACTAATTGATTATGTAGAAGGTAAACTTGGTAACACTTCTGGGGAGAGCCTTAAGGAAGCACGTATTTTTATGCAAGAGCAAATGCAAGAGGAGCGACAAGATGTGCAGGAGATGTTTGAGGAATTATTCGATGGCTTTGTAAGGGATATTTCGGCAAATGGGCTTTTTGAAATTAGCAAATTAGTAGATTAGCAAATGAAGTTATTGGTAAATAAGCAGGAGTGCAGCAAGTATTTGAGCGTTTCGCTCTTCAGAAAGGAGGAGGATTTTAACCGCTTTATAAGGGAGGCGCAAATGTTTGACCTTAAGGGGCTGGTTTGCGAGTCTTTTTTTCAGGATTTGACAAGTGAGACACCTGTAAGGAATTATACCTTGTTGCTTGATGGGGGTAGTTATACCTTTGAGGGCAAAAAGTACGAATTTGCAGGGTTAAAGGCGGTTTTAGCATACTTTGCATACGCACGGTATATATTCGTGGGGCATCAGGTAGATACTCCGATGGGTATTAAAGTGAAAGAAAATCAGGACGGGGAGACGATAAGCCAAACGGAACGGCGTGATGTGCGAACGATGTACAAGCAACAAGCAGATATGCTGTGGGAAGACTGTAAGCGATACCTTGATAGGACTGCCTCTAATATAAGCGATTGTAATGATGGTTGTAGTGAGCGTAATAGAGCGTATAAATCAAGAATGAGAATGCAACTGATATGAGATGTACATTAGGATTAAAAGATATTAGTACGGATTGTGGTTATAAGCCCCTGAAGGGTGTGAAGCACAGAGTGCTAATGATTAGATATGAAGATGTAGATAGGGTTCGCAGCGTTGTAGGTTATGGTACTGCTACAGTAGACTTGTATCTGAAAGGAGGCAAAAGTGGCAGTATGTTAGAACTTCAGGAATATTATAAGATTAATGGAGTTATGCGCTATAATAGTGGGGTGTATACTCAGGAGATAACAATACGCATAGGAGACACTCGCAATACTAATGAATGTGTACAAGCGGTTAGCGCATTGAGTAATGGTACGTGGGTAATGGTTGTAGAAACTATCAATGGAATATTTGAGGTGTTAGGATTTGGGGCCGGATTGGTACTAACTTCAGCAACTCGTGATTATAATACTAATGGGGTATCTGTAACATTAAACACTCCATCAGGACTAACAGAACGACAAATGGTATTAGTGTGGGCATCAGAGGGAATTGATGGGACACAGAAGCGTAATCGTTTTGATAGCGGACTTTCGGAGAGAAAACGAAAGATATTTGATTTTTCTTTTGATAATACGTTTGAATAAAAAAATGATATGGGAAGTTTAGACAATAATATTAGACTTATAAGGAATGAAACAGTAGAGGGAGGTAATACTAAGGAACGTATCGCTGAAACTTTTGAATTATTGGCTACAGAATTAGAGAGAAAGGTAAACAAGGATGCAAATAAGGGGCTTTCTTCGAACGACTTTAGCAATGAGCATAAGAATAAGTTAGAAGGCTTACAGCAGGTAGATACATCGGGCTTGCTGCCAAAAGGTACTTACACGGGTAATGCATCGAGTTTGAAGTCTGATATTGATAAAAAGGTAGATAAAGTAGCGGGTAAGGGGCTATCGTCTAATGATTATACCAATGAAGAAAAGCGAAAGAATGAAGAAAATGCGCTTAAACGTGTTGCTAATATTACGGTTACTGGTGATGTAAATAAGATAATTACTATAACATTTGCCGACAGCACTGTAATGCAAGCCCCTTTTAAAGATAACGACCATATACCTCTTGCTGATGTGCATATGAACTCGTTGAACTTCAATGAAAACACTGGAGTTCTTACAGGGGTAAAGAGCGATGGCAATGAGATTAGTGTATCGTTAGATGGTCGTTATTCATTGATAGGACACAATCACGACGAACAATATTCATCTAAGACACATACCCATAACGAGTACGCACTCCGCACACATAGGCACAACTGGGATGATATAGACAGAAAACCTAATAACCTTGCTACTACTGAGAATGTTAAAACAGCAATTGAGGGGATACAGGTAGGAGGAAGGAATTTACTTAGAGAAACAAAGGAATTCATTGTGAACGAACAGTCTAACCATATGGGATTTACTTGGAGTAGAAATGCAGGAGAGGTTATTGCTGAGCGGTTCAATGGTAATGTAATAAGAAAAATTACAAATGACAATTATCGTGGTATAAACGCTATTATTCCTCCTATTGTTGGCAGGCCTGTTATTATTTCTTTTTGGGCTAAAACCACAGGAAAAGGTAAGTTTATCAATTTTGCAACATCTAACCAATCTCCTCCAGATAATATATCCGCTTCTCTGGTATATTCTAATAATCAAACCCTTATTAATGATGGGCAGTGGCACAGATACACCATCTACAATCCTAACGGAATGTATTTTCACAATAACGGAGGCAACGGATTTATAGAATTTACAGAGGTTAGTGGTGAGATATACTATTCGTCTATAAAGATAGAGATTGGTAATACTCCTACTGACTGGTCTCCCTCCCCTGAAGATTTTATTACTCCTGAAGAGGTTATGCGAAAGATTACTCGCACAGGGTATGAGGTAGGTACTGATACAGTTATCCCACAAGCCCAACAGAATGATACTATATTCGTTAAGGCAAGTTGTACACTTGGCTTGCAGAATATAGAGCATTTAGGTAGTTTATCACTAATTAAAACCTTCGATACTGGAGCAGTAACCTTTACTTGTGCAGGAAAAACAATAATAATGAAAGGTGATACTCAATTTAACGGAGGTAAAGGCTCTACTGCTGTGGTTAGCATTCACAATAATGACTGCTATATTCGTATTAGTAACGTTTAAACATATACAGAAGCTATGAATGCATTACAATTCTTTGATTGGGGACTTAAAAGAAAACCTAAGCTAGATTTGTGGAATTTATTTTTAGTTTTGAGAGATGCATTTCACTCTAATAAATTAAGTGTTATTGCAGATTTAAAAACAGCAATGGATAATACTTCTAGAGTTAATCTTACGTATCTTGGTTTACAAACTCAACAACCTCCAGAAACAAGTTTTATTGAAATTAATTTCATAGTCCCAAAAGATATTGATGAAAATTATTTACTTAGTTATAGTTTTAAAAATATACCTTATTTTTATGAAGTGTGTAAGTATACAATATGGTTCTTTGATGGGGTAGACGTTGGTAGATATGATATGATAAATACTGAAGAACACCCTTTTACAGTCGGAACAACAATATCTTTAAACAAAAAATACAAGAAAAATAGCTATTTAACACTAATAATAAAAGAAAGATAATGATAAACTACATTTTACAAGGCTTCGGCTTCACCGGTTGGCGAGACTTTATTAACTCAAGTTTTGGGCATATATTTTCAGTAAACTTTATTGCGGTTGATGTAGTAGTGTCCGCTTTTATCGGTTTAGTACATTTCCTATTTGGCTTTAATCACTTATTTCTTGCCGCTTATGTGGTACTGATACTCTTCGAGTGGTTAACGGGCGTACAGGCATCGTTTAAGCGTGGGGAACGACACGAGAGCCGCAAAATCGGGCGTATGCTGCTTAAGATACTTACCTATTTGGTGCTGATATATGTGCTACATACTTTTTCGGCTAATATCAGCTTCCCTACGATAGGTGATTTTGAGTTCGACCCTTTCCACTGGCTGTACTGGGTGGTGCTGCTTGCTATTATATGGCAGTTAGTGGTGAGTTTGTTGGAAAATTTAGGATGCTTAGGGTTTAGGTTTGCTAACGTGCTGCTGAAGATTATCAATAAGAAGTTTTTTAAGATGTTTGACCTTACTGAAGAAACAGAAAACACTAATACTTAATTATTATGACAGCAAAAGAATTTATACAGACTTATAAGCCGTTTGCGCTGGAAAGTGAACGCAAAACGGGCATTTCGCATTTATTTATTTTAGCACAGGCTGCCTTAGAGAGTGGTTGGGGGAAGCGAGCCCCTGGATATAACTTTTTTGGAGTGAAGGCAAGAAGCGGCACGCCTGCTGATAGTAAGCAATTGCTGCTTACTACAGAGGTATTAGATACGCCAACTGCTAACCCTCAAAAATTTCCAAAGATTATTAGCATTACACAAAGACCTGATGGGAAGTGGTTGTATAGGGTGAAGGACTGGTTTATGAAGTACTACACTGTAGAGGAGGGTTTTACTGACCACGCTCAATTCTTTTTTAGGAACAAGCGGTATGCAAAGGCGTTGTTAGTAAAATCAGACCCTTATAAGTTTGCTGAGGAGGTGGCAAAGGCAGGGTATGCTACGGTTCCTGATTATGCTACAGTGCTTAAGAAAACAATTAAAATGTTAGAGAGTTATGGTTAGGATAGTATGGTTATTATTGGTGTTTCTGGCCCTTGTGGGGTGTAGGACACGCAAAGTGATAGCAAGTGAGCATCAGCACAAAGTGCAAAAAGAGCGGTTTATACACTATAAAGACAGTGCGCTGGTATTGTCGCAAAGGCTTCAGCAATTGGATTTTCTGGCTTTTCAGGATTGGTCGGTAGAGATTGAGAGTGAGAAGGATAGTGTGGGGAATGCGCAGGAGGTAACTTATTACCGCATTAGGGACGGTGATAATGAGATGATAAGGGTAACAGGTGGAAAGGTGAAGATAAGTGCTAAAAGCAGCCTTTCTAATAGCCTAATAGAGGCGAATAGTACCCTTACTAATACGATTACTCAGAAGACTGATGAAAAACGATATACGAGCACTGAGACGACTATTCTTCATAAAACAAAAGAGGTGAAAGGAATAGTAATAAGATGGTGGTGGATAGCGGTTGTGATGCTGGCTATGTGGATTGGTTGGCGGTATAAGGTGTTTCGGTTTTAGTTTTTTCTGAAAGAAGCCCGTGCGAGTGTGTGCACGGGCTTTTTTTATTTGTAGGTAAATGCAAATATGATGTAGAATATTATAACAGCAATGGATATTACTTTATAAATATTCCCTTTTGTTTTGAAGTATCTTAAGTGAGCACTATCTGCGGGCGCGTACCCTGTTATTACAGTTCGTTCTCTGTAGCCTTCTACTCTAACCCCTGATGAGTATCTGCGGTCTGCTTTGCTGATTGCTGCTATTTCTTTGCCGTATATTTCTGTATCACGTTTTTTTGAATATTCACGACCTCTCAGGAAAGTATAAAGAGAGCCTATAAAGGGTATAAACACGCACAAAAGTAGGTAGGCGATGGCTTTAGGTATTAGTTTGTCTTTAGCAGCCATTGAGCGGAAATTATAGGGGATATTGTCTGCATTTATAGGTTCGATGTAGTCTGATGTGCTTTCAAAATGTATGGTTTTTGATTGATTTTGAGACACCCTAACAGGCGCGGCGTGGGCATTGCCGTAGAGTTGGTTGCTTATAACTTTGCCACCATCACGCCCTACTTGATTAACAGCGGATCTGATAAACCCTTTGAATAGGCTATTTAAGAAACTCATAGTAATTTTATTTTAAGCATTTGCAATATTTTCTATCTACGTATGTTTTCTCTCCGTCTGATTGTTTGTAATAACAGCCTCCTCTGGGGCCGGTGTAGAGTGTTTTACCGTGGTATTCACCACATACCCATTCTTGTTCTGAATTGTTGTTTTTGCCGCCTCCTTTATCGTTGTTAGATTTGTCATCATCTTTTGAACAAGTGATTAATGCTACAGACGATATAGCAATGGTTAGTAAGGTTAATAATTTTTTCATTTGTTTGTATAATTTTAAAATTAGTTACTTAGTTAATAATTTTAGTTGTAATAACAACCTTAAATAGTCGTGTAATATAACTTTTAGGTATATCTTGGTCAGGATACTTCTCTTTGTCGGGGTTTTCTGATACAAGTCGATAGCATTTAGAGTCGCGGGACTTAGTTATACGCTTAATTAGTCGGTATCCGTTTGAGGTTACTATAGCGTATATTTCACCAAGAGGAAACCACGTGTAATCAACCTCTTTGACGGCTACAATGTCGCCGTGATTGATAATGTTTTCCATTGAATGACCAGTAGCGTTTATCCAAAAGTCGCAATTATTAGCTGGAGGGTAGTTTATATAGTAGTCTGGCTTAATATTTTGAAACTCTACTACCCCCATAAATCCGTTGGTGAAATCAACATTGTAATAAGGTATCCCATTTTCATAATTTATCACATCTTCAGCAAGCACAGGGGCAAGTGTTGATATTTGCTCATTAGGTGCTTTTTCTCCTTTTATCATAGACTCGTGACCGGTAAGGAGCCAAATGGGATTAATATCTGGAAATGCTTTTATAACTTTCATTAAAAGTCCCTTTGTTAAGTATTTTTCATTACCATTTAAAGCAGCAGAAAAATTACTTCGTTGCTCTGATATTTTTTCAGCAAAGAGAGATTGATTTACAAATTCAGTGTTTTTTTTAATGTATGAATACACTTTATTGAGTCTTTCTGCAATTTCTGACTTACTACTTTTTTGTTGTACATCTGAATTATTTTCCATATCTTTGCAAAAATTTAAATGTTAAACACTATGAGTTATTTAAATGATGATAAGTTTGACGACTTTATTGACAAAGGTATTCGTTTGATACTATGTATAACGTGTATAGGCATTGCGATAGCTGTTGTTGGTCTTAATATCATTATTATTAAGATGTTATTTTGATATTGTTTATAATTCTCTGCAATTCTTTTTTATTTGATGATTTTTCTGCAATTTTTAGAAAATCATCTTTTTGTTTAGTGGTAATTTGCAGTGTTTTAGAACTATTGGTAATTTCACTCATAAGATATGATACAGTTTCTGTTATTTCATCTCTTATTTCTTTATTTTTTATATTATTTACTTCTTTAATAGCATTGAAGTGGCAGGTGATGCATTCGTTTAAATCTTTATTGTTATTGATTGCAACATAGGAAATTGTTAGGGTAAACATTGCATAGGAAAGGCTTTTGTTGTCCTGCATTACCTGCATTAATTTGCTATCTAACGTTCTTCTGTATTTATCAAGTTGATAGGTGTTATAGAATTGCCAACACACTAAAAACGTGGTTAGCAACGTTAATATACCTACTGATACACTTAAAATTACTTCTATATTCATACTTCTAAAAAATTTAATAAAAAAACACCATTAACAATCAGATAGTTACAAAATATTTTATTTTTTACAACAAAAAAGTTGTAAAAACATTTGCAAGTTACAACAAAAATGTAGTATCTTTGCATCGTCAAAATGATAGTAAAAAGCAGCAGTTAAAACAGCAGCCGTTTTGACATTGCAAAAGTACTAAAACAATATGAAACTTACAAACAAAGCAAAAGAAAAGTTAAACGATTTGGAAATGATGTGCCTTCTGTGTAAGAAGGTAGGCAGGAGTATTGATACCCTGCGAAAATGGAAAAACGAACCTAACACACGCTTCTATAGAAGTTCTGAGGCTGTAAGAGATAAATTCCTTGAGGTGATGGAAATGACTGAAGAAGAAGCGTTTGAGGAGGACGATATAACAACTAATAATTAGTAGCATTATGATTGACGAAGTAGAATATTTAATACAGAAGCTGAAAGGGCTTAATGTAGTAGGTTGGCGTAGGGTGTTAGACGAGTTTCAGTTAGTTCCTAAAGTGGTAGAAGATATATCAGCGAGGGTGAAACTACAACTTGATGAATGGGAGCAAGCCAACAAGGCATTGAGAGTGCCTGAAGCAGCAAAGCATATGGGAGTGTCTGCTTACATTATACGTAGATGGTTAGAACGCGGAAAACTTAAGAATGAGAACCCTTCAGAGGGCAATGTATTAATAAGTATACGCCAATTAGAAGACCTTAGAGCGTCTGAGCCTAATATGGTAATGAGAAAGCAGAAAAAAGTAAGAGCGGTACCCGCTGGGGCGCGTGATTTCAGAAAAATAGCAAATTAAAAAAAGACGGCACTATCGCAGCACCGCCTTTAAGTTTAACAAACTAAATTTTTTAATTACAATGGCAAAAATACAACAAATGAATGAAACAGCAAAACAAAGTAGCCATTTTCTTCTTCAAGACGGCTACGTAACCTACAAGGGTAAGCGTTATAACGACTGTACCACTGCTGAAAAAGAGGTGTTTAATATCGTTATAGGCGATGTGAAGCCTATTGACGATGAACTTAACGCCTTAATACAAGGGCTAACAGCACCCTTATTACTTCAATATACTATGAATGAAAATTGTTTTATCAACCCTGCAATTTTTGACAAACTAAAAGCGGCTTTGCGCCCTAATAGTGATAACGACCACGAGGGGTGGTGGCATCTTAAATCTACTTGCGGCTGCTACACTATGCGTTTATCGGGGTGTTATGACAGGGGCGTACTTAATGCTGAAGCTGAAGTTTATAAATCAGTGGGCAAGCACTCTGTATATTACGACCTTACTAATGCCCAGTGGCTTGATGTACAAGAAGCCCTTGAGGCTGAATACGAGCGGTTGGTAGAAGATAGTGAAGAGTGTGAGCGCAATCACTACTACGAAGAGTTATCGCACGATTGGCATCAGTTTATTTAACCTTTAAAAATCTAACAGCTATGAAAGAACAAGTAACAACCTTAGAAGTAGGTAAGTGCTACCGAGTGCACCACGGTAATGATGTATTACACCTTATCAGGGTGAATGAAGAGCATACCTCATTAGTACCTAACGTACCCACTACGTATAAGGTAGCGCAAATATGGGGTGATAACACCATAGATACTAACATATATCACTCTGTAATAGAAGACAACACTTACATAGAGATAACACAAGAGCAGTTTAAGGCTGTGTTAAACTCAATGTTATACAGGGTATCTAATTACATCAGTACGATGAATTAAATCCGCTCATTTGTTGCTATTCGTAGGCTTCGGCTAACTGAAGTAAGAATGTTAGGCAGTTAGCCGAATGTCCTACAAAAACAAAGATAAATAGCCTCTACCAATCATAAGTGCCGTGTTATTCTTTTAAATCTGGACATATCTAAAAAATCATAACAACGCACGGCACTTTTCTTAAAGAAAATAACCTTAAACACTTATACAAATGAATGAACAATTAATTACACTGAAACAAGCCCCTATCATTATCTATGAGAGGATAAAAGCAGTAGGGCAACAAATTGAGGCGAAAATCGCTGAACTGAACCTCGACAACCAGTTAGTAACTGAAGACACGCTAAAGAGTGCAAAAAACACTCGTGCGACACTGCGCAAAGAACTTGACGATTTTGAGACGCAACGCAAGTATATCAAAGAGCAAGTGAATGCTCCGTATGAAGCCTTTGAGAAAGCGTATAAAGAGCATATCAAAGTACATTACGATAAGGCTGATAGTACGCTGAAGTCTAAAATTGACGAGGTGCAAAATCGTTTGTTAGACGATAAGCGGGGGCGTATCAAAGACTATTTTACTGAGTTTTGCGTATCACAAGATATTGACTTCCTCATCTTTGAGCGTTTGCCGCTGAATATTACGCTTAGTGCCAGCGATAAGAGCCTTAAAGAGCAAGTGGCAGGCTTTGTTAGCGAAGTGTCAAAAAGCCTCCAACTGATTGAAAGTTTTAATGAACCTGATGAGTTTAAGGCTGAGATACTAACCGAGTACAAGCAAACGCTTGATATTACAAGGGCGATACAGGGTGCTCAATACCGCAGGCAACAACGTGAGG